TTTATTTTTTTTTTGAAAACTTTATATCCTATATTATTGTTTTGAAAATCAATATGACCATCAAAAATATCTGTATATTCACCAAAAGTTTCATTTGGGGCTGGTGTAATTATCAAGAAATTTAACTTTTTACCTTGCGGATGTTTAATATCATATGCTTTGACATACTCTAAAATTGACCCGGCCATGATAAATGATTTACCAGATCTTGGAATAGCACCAACCAATACACCTGGTTTTTTTTCATTTATAATTAAATCATTGATTGTATCAATAAATAGTTTCTGATGAAATCTTGGAATGAATGGTTGTTTTAGATTTTTTAGATAATTAGTTTCAAAATTCTGAATATCTTTACTTGTTGCAAAATAATTATACTGAGACAATAATTCCCTTAGTTTGAAATAATATTTATGAAGATCTTGTGAATCGTAAATATTTTCATATTTACCACCTGGACTAATATATTTAATTAATATATCGCTTGATGAATTTTGTGCTTCGAATTTGTCAATGACCTCTTTTTTATCTTTTACAAATATACAGACATTGGTCTCACGATCCGTTTGTTTTTGTTTTTCAATAATAGCACATAATTCGGGTATATCATATTCTTTGACTCCTTTGGCCTTTTCATAATATTTTACAGAAATCAGATAAAGTTCTTCTGAATCTTTAGTTGTATTTAAAAATGTAATATCTGAGTAGCCTCCACTGCTACCACTTCTAACGCCGCCTTGTAAATATTCATTTTCAAACTTGACTTTCTTCCAAAAGTCCATATCCTTTGTAACTATATCATTATTAGCATTACCTTCCCAATGCGTTGTAAAGTCATCTTCATTTGGTTTTAATGTTAAATCTGTTAATCCAAATTTAATACATATATCCCATAATCTTTCATAATAAAATCCTCGGGTAGATTTATCTATTATACCATCACCATCTGAATCTTTATCAGGTTCAAACTTTATTTGTTTTAATATATCTTCAAAATTAGAATATTTACTAATCTCTCTAATAAAATCTAATATTGTTTGAGATTTGATTGCTTTCATAGTTTGTTTTATATTGCTCTTTTTAATAATAATTTTATTAACTAAATCTTCTTTATTATTATAATTATCTTCAAATTCAGGATAACGTTTAATAAGGAAACTTACGTCTGAAGACATGAACTCTAATCTAAATATTTCTACTTTTTGTTTGTGTGTATTGGAACTTATATGTTCATCATGGTGTTTTTTCTGTTTAGATTGCTTTCCGCAGATTTCACACTTCCAGACCATTTATATATATATATATTATAATATATTATTCTTAAATAATTAACTTAAAAATAGTTAATTTTTATTTCAAATTTATTTTTAAAATTATATATTATATTTAATAATCATCCCCTTCATAAACCCTACTCTTTCTTTCTTTATAAACAATTTTTTCTTTATATTTAATAACTTCTTTAATTTCCGGTTTCACTCCTAATATATCTATAATTTCTTTAATCTGATTTTTATTTAATAATTTTTTTTTTTGTAATAATGATTTAATCATTACATAAATATATAATGGGAAATCATTACTTTCTTTTATAAGTTTTAGTATTTCAGCGATAAAATAATTCTCATTTATAGGGATATTAGAGTCATTATCATTATTATTATCATTACAATCGAATAAATCAAGAATATTATCCATGTCTGCCATTATTTTATATATGTAATATATATAAATGAAATTAGACTTAAATAATATTATCAATACAAAAGTATTATTAATTGCTTTATCATTAACTATATTTATAAAATATGTTACAGATAAGAATATTGAAGAAAATATTATAATAAAAATGTAATATAAATATATATATATATGAAAGAATATTTAAAATATTTTATATCAATATTAATAGGCATTATAATGGGATGTTTCTTATATGGTAAGTTTGATAATGATTTAGTTATAGTCAGTTTAAATTAATTAGTTTAAATTAAAATTTTTTAATGAATAATTAAATTATAAAATGGAAAATCGTGGTGGAACATCAATAGAGGAATTAATGAGAGGTGGTGGACAAAATTCCAATATGGATGAAGATGATGATGTTGTCAATTCAATTTTAAATGAAATAAATTCTGATAAAGAGCAAATGGTGAATGCTCAACAACAACAGCAGCAACAACAACAACAACAACAACAACAACAACAGCAACAACAACAGCAACAACAACAACAACAGATGGAAAAAGTTAAACAGCAACAAATGCATGAGCAAATGATGAGAAAACAAATGGAAATTGAAAAAATCCAAGGCCAAGGGAAAATTAGAATGGATATCGGAGATCAGCACGGTAATAAAAGTATTTGTGATAATACATCATTATTAGATGAATTTAAAAGTTCAATTATATTTTTTATAATATTTATGTTACTAAATTTAACACAAGTAAATACTTTAATATGTGATGCATTATCTATAGAAAATAATAATATATATATATTGTTAAAAACATTTGTGGCAGCTGTTATATTTTTCTTTGTTAATAAATTAGTACATAAATATGTCTAAGAATTTTGTAATTGAGCCTTTCCGTCAGAAATTTGTAAAATACCATAATTTATTGCAAATATTCTCAGATCGGGGTTCTCACCACCATCTTTCAGTCTCAGGTCTAATTTAATTTTATTAGAAGTCTCCAATGTAGAAACGCATCCGGATGGTTGAGTAAAATTAGTGGGGTCAATTGAAAATGGAATCATCGCAATGCTATCTAGTTGACCTAATGAACCGGAAGTCGGTGGTCCAAGGTCACGCCCGCAGCCAATAAAATATTTATTAATATTCAGTTTTGTAAAAATTTCTGCAGGTACCCCGTCGGTACCCCCGGGATATATAGAATTCCCATCCACACTAATATTTAAGTAAGTGAATTTCACCGCTGTAGGTGTGGTGCGTGATGTGTGCATGCCGTGCGGGACGGCAATGGTGGCGGCCGCTGGTTCACCTACTAAAAATAAATATTTACATAACTTAAAATGGGCGGATATATTCGGATTCATGCTATCGATTTTGGCATGGATTATATCCTCTGTCAAATAAGTTAACTGACTAGTTAAAAATCTACTTTTTTCAGCCGTATCTAATTGTATTAATTCTTGTATAAAATTAGATTCAAGAGTGGCCGTTATATTTGCTGCAGTGTCAAAGACATTATCGAACACTTGATATTTGACATTAAAAGTAATATCTTCATTTCTTAAAGATAATAAAGGTATGGCTAAACCATAATCTTTCATAAAACTAAATTCAGGTATTGTATAGAAATATTCAGTCTCGATGACACCCGGGGTGTGTGAGTCAGTGAAGTCGGCCGCGGTCAAAATCATACCCCTAACTCCACCAGATAATGTAGTATAATTATAATGAGATCCATTTTTACAAGATATAATATTATTGTCTAATTCCAAACACGGGGCACAAGTGTAATGGGAGGCACTGGTTCCGCCATCTACGGTTAATGACATTTGATTTTCCAATTCTGCCTTTACTTCTTGGAATATCCCATTCGATTTAAATATCCGTTTATTACCACTTATATCTATTGATAAACCATCGTCATCATCTGCATCTATCATATTAGACCCCAAATTTGCATATATCGTACATACGGTGTCCGTGCCCGCCGCCCCCGGGTCCATTTTAAATGTGTATTTATTTTCAAGATAAACTTTCGATAATAAATCATCTGATCCGGTTTGGATTTTGTGCTTTGCCGGCGACGCCGGTGCGATATCTTTATTCGGTACCTGCCTTAAATATTTGCTGAAATTTGTATGTTTTCTGTATACACTTTTAAAAAAAGTAATATCAGGATTACTTATAAAATATTTTTTCTCAAACTCACCAGGTTGTGTTATTAAACTAATAGTTCCTATAGACCCCGATGGCATAATATATATATATATATATATTATAAAAAAAAGATTAATCAAACTCATATCGTATTTCCATATCAGATATGCGTAATAGATAATAACATACTGTATATATATTGACATTTAGTTCGATATTGGCGTTATCAATTTCCAACAATATAGAATTATTACTTGGACTAATGCATCCGGATGGTCCTTCTGTATTTTTCAAAGAAAAATCTATTATACCTACCTTATCATCTATAGTATGTCGCTTATTATCATATTTGGAGTAAATACATCCTTTGAATTTATTTAATATTTCTACTTTGGAGAAGAATTCGTGATGAAATTTATCTGAAAACATTGAAGCATTACCTACAGATACATTATATGTAAGTGTATTTGACACCCTATCTTGGCCATCAGGCACGCTTATAAAAATTTGTTTTATTGGGTGTTTAGTTAAAGTATTAATATGTATTGGGGTGCCGGTCGCGGTCGGAAATGGTCCGTCCTTATTAACTCTTTCATATAAATAGTATAACCTTGTGGTTTTAAATCTTTTAATTTCTTCATCAGATAAAAATATATATTTAGATACAGCAGAATATTTAAACGCCTTTATTATATTTTCTGCTTCGCCCAGTTTACCAAAATCCTGATTAGGATCACGGGAAATCAATAGTTTTAGCTGTGTTGTCTTCTGATTGAAAGCACACAATGGAATAGCCGTCCCTGTGGATTTGGAAAAGCCAAATGGTAACGGTATAATAGCATCCATGATTTTTATAGGGTCGGTGAAATCATGACGTGCAGTCACGCCTCCGCACAATGCCATATTTTGAAAATTATTTCCATTATTACAAGTCAACTTTCCGTCGTCCAAAGTATAAGTTGACTCCAACGGTTTAGGGTTATTTAACATAGCATTGAAGTTTATATATTCTTTATCTAATTTGTCAAAAATGATAGGACGGGGTATTATATTACATGTTATGCTCTTGATTAAATGTAATGCTATATCATCGGGGGGGGCGAAGACATATCCATCACCGCCGCCTCTGAATCGAACTCGTAGTGATATATCACATAATAAATCAGCTGCACATCCCAAAGGTATGTTTATTTGGGCACCTCCAGCGTCGTCCGCCCCTTTGAAATTCCCGTCCCCCTCGGCATCTTCTTCTTTATAATCAATACTAAATTTAGTATGTTTTCTATAAACACTTTTAAAGTATGTTATACTTGGATTTGAAACAAATGTAACATTTTCATTATTTTTAAGAATAATAGAAGAACAACTTGACATATATATTTATAATTTATTTTATTTACAAAACTATAACTAAAAATAAGATATACCAGCTTTGCCATTAACTATTCTCAAAATATTGTAATTTATAGCATAAATATTTGTTTTTTTATATTTTTTTTCGTCGGCATCCGATCCGGAATGGCCTCTTTCAATTTTAATATCATCAATATTCGAAAAATTACACGTGCCGCTGGGAGAGGTATCTGTAGGATTTAATGCAAATGAATATACTGCTATACTATCTGGAACAGATATACACCCGCCCTTATGGTGTTTATAAACATTTTCTCTAGTAAAATATTGTAATGGTCTGGGTTGACATCTATCAGTTGAATTAAATTTTATTTTATATGTTACATAATCGAGGCAATCAGGAGTACTGGGTCCTAATAGACCTTGTACAAATTTACCATGTCCAATGGGACCGGCGGCGGGGAGGGACGCGACGCCTAAACTAAAGTTGGCGGCTCCGAGGTTGTGTCCGCCACCATATAAACAATCATTATCACGTGTATTCCCAAAAACCCACCTCACACCTGATGGCTCTGCATAAGTACCATTATTTAAATACTGCACTGTCTCCGAAATTGAGGCGGCCTCGGGGGTTCCTGTCGCGGCGTCGTAGCTGGCCGCCTCCGGCGCCGACGTTATATTGGACTTTAAATATGGTTGTCCAGTCCATATTAATTCTTTCACTGGGTGCTGAAAAGAAGAAATATCTATATCCTTTTTTTTTTGACCATTTTCATATGTAAATTGTAATTGTTCTATTAAATATTCGTGAGAACTTTGTGAAAATCTTTTTCTTTCCATATTATCTAAATATATATATGTAACTGAAATATCTACATTAAAACTAAATTTGTTCGTTGATGCCAATATAGGGGTAAGAACGACGTCCCCCCCCTCCGCCTCATAAACATTGCCGATTTTGCCCCACGTCCCATCGACGTCATCATATGTTATGGAGGCGACTGCATCTGCATCTGGATCAAAAGCCCAATGGGCATCCGTTGTTGTAGAAAATTGCATATATAATTCTACATCTGTGCTTTTATGTAAAGCACATAATGGTATTGCCAAACCCGGTGATCTACAATACCAAAAATTTAATGGTACAGTACACTCGCCTAATATATCTACGCCCGGTGGTCCTGCGGAATCCACCCTTCCGCGACAATAAGTACCACCACACTTAGACATCCTCTGAAAATGCGTTGGGGGATGTCCTAATCCATTCATAAGTTGAGTTGGGGATACTTTTACCTCGGCAGCGGCGGCCGCGTTATGGGCTATATGGTATAGAGATGAATCTTCAATCCTACCCAAATTAGTAATAGTTGAATTTGGATTTTCTTGATTTAATTCATGATATACTTCTAGATAGTGGCCATATGTTTTATCAATTTCCCTAGAATTAATATGAAAAGCAATATTATCTATAACTGCCGTAGAAACATTTCCTATACCATTACCGCAATATGTTTTATTTCCTTTTAATATATAATTTGTTCCGTACAATAAATCACCTGTGCCCGTTGGAATTTTAACGGGATATTTATGACCTGCCAATGGTTTAGAAATTGTATCTACGACCATATCCTCCATAGAGAAATTAGTATGTTTTCTGTATACTGATTTAAAGAAAGTAATCGAAGGATTACCAGTGAGAGAAGCATCAATATTACCTCTTGCTACAAGTTGAATTTGATTTCCAGTACCAGATCCTACCATTCTATATAATATATATAAATATTATTTTAATAATTAATTAACTTGTTATATCATCAATAGGTTGATTATATTAAATTATCATATTCATCAATATTAATTAATACTTGATCATTTTTAGATTTCAATATTGGCGGTATATCATATTTATTTAATTTACCATATTTTAATAAATATAATGAACATACTAATGGAGAGATTGTTATCCCATTCAAACAATATACATAAATATTATTTAATTCAATATTATTATGAATGTTCTCTGTTATTTTTCCTATAACATTTTTCATTGAATAAATATTATATGTTGATAATGGTACATTGATATATGAAACTTTTTTATCTATTTTAAAATTACAATCTGTTAAATTTATAATAATATTTATATCATTATCTGTAAAAAAATTTGGATTTTTTAATGAATCAATATCTCCAAACCATAATCCTGAAATAATTTCTGTTGGCATATTTAAATTATTATAAAAAAAATATTATTATTATTTCTTTTTTTGTTTTTTTGTTTTTTAAGTTTTTTGTTTTTTCGGTTCGAGTGATTTAAGTTTGATGGAATGAACCCAGGTTATTTTTTTTTGATGGACATTTTAAAATGTTGCGTGCAGTAACCACAAGGGGAATTATATGAGGACCTTTTACACTGCTCACCTGAAAACTTAGTAATTTGTTTGCATTGAGCAGGAGGAATTGGAGACTTACCAGTAGAAGTCGGCCAAGTATTGGCAAATTTCGATTTCTTGGGTCCTTCTCCCGCCTGTCCTATTGATTGGTAGACATTATCTATTTTATGCAATGAAGGGCAAATATATTCGCCATTTTCTTTCCAATTCTTAGCGTTCGCTCCTCTTTTTTTCAGTTTAGATCCGACCGTAAATTGTTGGATATAATTTTCATCCCGGTATATTTTTGCTAAAAAGGTGTTTGCTTTTGACTCGTGACAATCTGTACCTTTTTTTTGAAAGAGGTTTGATTGTTCCTTGTATCTCAATATGTCATCACCTTTGATGATCCAGTCTTCATTTGGGAGTTTTGAGTTTTTTTTGGACGTCTTTTTTAGAGAACTAATGGGTTCAGTGGTTTCGATAGAGGCGGTGTATTTTGTGTTAACGATGACCTTGAAAAGTTTGCGGGTACCATTCCTGGGCGTATTAAGACAATCATTTGTGGTATTGTTGCGAATACCCGAAGGTATAAACTCTCCTCCCACAATGCTGCCATCTTCGGTCCTGATAGACTTCCGGGAATCAGAAACAGATATAACACGTGCTACTACTTCCCGCTTAGTAGATCCGCGCCCCATGTTGTATGAGACAAGGTTACCAGGTTCGATGGTATATGGGTCCTTAATTAGGTGGTTGGTATAGGGTTGTGTTGACACAATTACCATTGGTGATGCGAGTGGGGATACCGGTGGAGATGGTATCGAATTATCAAGGACATTGAATAACTTGTCAGCGAAAACATTCATGACGGCGGTATCTTTTGTTTCTTTGAGTATTTTTATGTATATGTTACTGGTTGAAATATATTCAAATCAGTACTTTAATCTGTATGAACTAAATAAAAATTTTCAAATTTATTCAATGAATAAAGATATTTATTATTTAAATATTATATTTATAATATAACCTATAAATATGAAAACAATTTATTATTATCAAAGTTTCTGTGGATTAGAAAAACTATATTCACATATTCAAGATATTGATACAATTATATTATCATCTATTCATTTTTCCTCATACAAAAATGACCCATATATTCATTTGAATAATTATGATCCGGATTCACCAAGATTTGATAATGTATGGATAGAATTACAAAAAGTATATGAACAAGGAGTTGAAATAATATTAATGGTTGGTGGTGAAGGTGGTGCTTATGGTGCTTTATTCAGTAATTTTGATTTATATTATCCGTTATTATTCAAACTTTTAAGAAAATATCCATTTATATCTGGTATTGATTTAGATATCGAAGAAGGTGTGAATATTAATGATGTAAAAAAATTAATTGATACATTAATTAAAGATTTCGGAAAAGACTTCACTATAACTATGGCGCCTGTAGCAGATTCGTTAATGACAGATGGTTCCAGCATGGGTGGATTTTCATACAAAGAATTATATAATTCTAAAGAAGGCAAATATATTAAATGGTTTAATACTCAATGTTATAATTCATATACATTAGAAACATATGATAGTATTATAAAAAATGGATACCCACCTGAAAAAGTTGTATTCGGTATGTTAGGAGGAGATTATGATGATTTTAATACATCATTAGAAGAAGTCAAAAAAGTTAAAAAAACATATCCAAAGATGAAAGGAGTATTTATATGGGAATATATTAATTCACCACCAGATAAGAATGATCCTTCGCAATGGTGTAAGATGTTGAAAGGAATTGATTAATCACTCTATTTTAAAATATATTATTTCACCATCTTTTAATGTTATAGAAATATCTAAACCGTATTTATTTAATTTAACCATTTTAATAAGTTCTATCATAGTTTTATTGGCGTCCTTCCCTTGAATAGACATATTTAAATCTTTATTCCAATTGTATCCATTTAATCCTTTTTCGTCAGACAATTTACAATTGAATGTTGTATTTTGTAACATTTTTTGAGTTGGCATCGATTTCCATATATCATTTAATATGGACCTGTATCTATTTTTATTAGATATAATATTTTCATAATTTTTAACTTTACATTCATTTATATTAGATGATGTTAAACATAATTTATTTAAATCTTCTTCTTCTATACATATTTTTTTCGGAGTAAGTATTAATTCATCATTGATTATTTCTTGTGTGTACCTCGAAATATTAGGTATTCTAATAATATCAACCATATTTATAAAAAAAATATATATTATTATATTTATTCAAATTTAGTATTAGTGGGTTTTTACCATACATCTGAATCTTTCCAGGAATTAGCCCAATTATCTTTGAATGAATATTTATCATAATATTTTACAGGTAAAACTCTGATTAGATCATCATCATCAATTTTAATAGGTTCACTTATAAGTTTTTTATTTAATATGTATTCATTTACCTTAGGATCATTCGTAGGTTCTATGAAGTGTGTTTTACTATCTAAATTACCATATCTTTTATTATATTTTGAATAAAATGGTATGTGTTTTGTTTTACCACTATCTGACTTTTGACCAAGCATATTACGCCTTTTAAAACTGGATCTGATTTTGTCCTGCATATGAGGATTATGATTCAAAGATCCAGTATTACCTGTATAACCGTTGAACCCATTATATTTATCGTAATTATATCCGTGAATTTGTGAAACAATCTCCAGAATAAATAGAATGTAAATGATAAAGTTCATTGTATTAGATATTTGGAAGTTCTGTATAATCTAAATCAAATTTATAGTAAATTTGAAATATAGTTATAAGAATATTAAACAACATTATGAATATTATGAATATCATGCACATCTTGAAATATCTGACATTATTGGTGCCAAGTATTTGTGTATCAATTCCGATGGAACCTTTCTTATTTGCCGATATGAAACCTACTAATTATATTATTGAAAATGATATTCAAGAATCAAAAGTAATATTACAATATGAAGAAGAAAATACAGTAATGGACGATATAAAAGATAAACAATTTTGGATTGATTTACATGAAGAAGAAAATACAGTAATGGACGATATAAAAGATAAACAATTTAGGGATGATTTGTATGAAGAAGAAAATACAGTAATGGACGATATAAAAGATAAACAATTTTGGATTGATTTGTATGAAGAAGAAAATACAGTAATGGACGATATAAAAGATAAACAATTTTGGGCTGATTTTCAAAAATCGCTATATGCATATGATAAACTATTAGAAGAAGCAAAAGAAACAGGTGAATATTATGATATAGATTTTGATGAAATGAACCGAGGAATCATGGAGGAATTATGTGAAGAAATGGACGGTATAGAAGAATTTTGTGAAAGAAATACCAAAACATTTGAATTGACAATATTAGAAAAAGAAGGTGATCCTTTAGATATGGGGAAAATAATTAAAAATTTTAATTCAAAAGAAATACCATATAATTTGATTAATTATTAAATGTGGGGTAATACAGATATTTTATTGTAATAATTTAATAAGTTTTTTATATTCTGGTTCTGTAGAGAAGTGTCCTTTATGAGCTGATACCATTTGAATAACGGCAGTTCTTAAATTAGAATCTTTTATTTTTTCAGCATATTCTTCTGCTCCCAATTTAGACTTCAGACGACTTCCTATTGGTGAATCTTTCAATGACCAAGGTAATGATCCAGTAGATAACTCTAATAATATGAATCCCAGTGCTTCTACATCTTCCAAACGAGATATGAATCTCTTTGCTTTATTAACTGTAAATTCTTCACAATATATTGACTGATACACTGGGGTGCCTTGACCTCTATGAGCCATACCTTTAATTGTATATCTAGTAGTTATTCCAAAATCAATAATATAATATTTGATATCACCACCTTCATGTTTTAACATTAAGTTAGGGGGTTTAATATCAGAATGAACAAATCCTCTAGAATGAATATATTGTAAAATTTTTAAATATTCACGAGCCATTTCTTTTATTTGAGGAATAGTCAAACCCTTTTTAGCATATTGAGCTAAAGATTCATCTAATTTTTCCTCAACAAGACAGCGAACTTTAGGTCCGCCATTGCTTATAGTATGGTGAATCTGAGGCGACCCGCCCAGACCCCATACCTTCAAGAAAGGTATACCTCCTTTTGTAATATCTTTATCTTTAATATGAATGATCGTAGAATTATAATGAGTACCTCGTGCTATCATACTCATTATATTTACTTCATTATGAATTTGCGGGTCTCCTCCTCCTTGTAATTCAGCCTTGAGAACATATTCTTTTCCTCCATCACGGTTATCAGTAACTAGTACAACTATAGCATTTGCCTCATCTGATAATAATTGTTTTTTTACTGTAACACTAAATAGTTTTTCTTCCATAATGTATCCGGGAACAAGGTAATCTTTAAGATTTATAACAGATTTACCTTTTTTAGGTTTTTTGGGTGCTGGTTTTTTATTTTTGGACTTTTTATCTTTTTGTTTTTTTACATCTTTTTGAAGCTGTGCTAAATTTAGATCAGGTTCAACATTTAATGAGGAATCCTTCGTTGGTTTTTTTAAGGATTTGGCAACCAGTTTTTTATCCTTTATATTTTTTTTAAGTAAATCTAAATTTAGTTCTTGGTCAGGACATGATACTTTTATATCATTAATTATTTCATATAATGTTTCTGAATTATCTTGTTTTGGTGCGACAGGTTGCGTGGGTTCAATTACAGGGGGATCGCTCTTATTAGATGAATCTTTCTTGGATGATGTCGCCATCGGGTGCTTGTCTGGTTTAGGATTTTTAGCAGAAGGATTTAAAGGACAACTTGCTTTAGTTACTCCGGGAGAACCACATATTGAACATTTTCCGCCTCCTTTTAACATTATATAATATATATAATATTTAAATTATTCTTCTTAAAGTAAATTTGAAAATTCAAATTTAATATATATAAACAAAAACTGATGGCATTTCTGAGAAAACAGACTAGTGAAGGGAGTATCGGATTGTTATATTCTGTTATTCAGAAATGTATGAGAAGAGGGATGGAAGAAGAATGTTTATATTATTCTAGAGTACTGTTTGATGAAGGTACACCTAATTCTTTGAGAAAAAGACTGGTTTATATTACGAATGAAGATATAGGTCATATAGAATTAAGTAATGAAATCGTAGAATGTTCTGATGAAGATTTATTTAAATATGTGGCAATATGTTGCAGATTGAAAAAGACACATGATACTGCTTGGTTATCTCGTTTGGCTTTGCATTATAGTATGAATAAGATTGTTCCTAAGGAAGAAGAAATGATTGAGTCTGTAAAAATGACTGAATGTGTTCGCAGAGACGATTTCAAGAGTATTCGTGAATACATTGGAAAGAAATATTGTAAATTATATTCATTTTCTGGAAGAAATAATTTAGTATGGGCAGCATATATTATGTTTAATAGGAGACCAGAACTAAATCAAGAGTATTCTTTAGATATAGAACTGTTAGAACCTAGGAAATTTGTAGAGTTACCTTTCTGGGTGAAAGATAAACATGTATCGGGAGGAACTAGTGGATATAAGTTCTTCTTTGATAATTCACTCGTAGTGAATGAAAACATATACGGATTAGAAGGTGATAGGTATGCTACTGAATGTAAGAAAGTATATTTGGATGATGAAGAAAATCTGGGAAATGGTAAAACAAAGGTCTTATATAAGAAATGGAAAGAACAGATAGAAATAGATATAGAAAATGAAAAGACAGATGTTGAGGATGCTGGTGGTTCATTTGAAAAGAAAATTCCTGGATTTAAAGATGTAGTACAAGTACAACTGATTACTAGTAGAGGGAAACCACAAGTATATTTCGCTACTTCTTTAGAAGATGGTAAAAAGTATGTCTTGAAAGGACCTATAGAAATAAAAATGAGAAAACAAATCATGAGATCTGAAATAGTTAAGAAGGCATTAGATATGAATCATTTGAATGTGGAATTCATAAATTTATTCGGACAGAATTGGATGAAGTCAGATAGCTTATTGGATTATGATTTTACTAAAAAAGAGTTGAAGAGTAGTAAAATAGAAACAAATGTTTATATCTATAATGGTGTAAACAATAATTATAATTTTGATAATATAAATGAGGACAATTTCATGGATTTGTTTGAGAATTTTATGATAAGATTGGTAATTGGTGCAAATGATCATTGTGCTAGAAATTTCATAACTGATGGAAATAAGGTTTATAGTATAGATGATCATTGTTTAGAAGAAGATTTTGAATCTATTAGTATCAGAATAATGAAAAAAGAGATAAAAGTGAAATGGTTTGAATATTTAGTAATTCATGAAGAGAAAGTTTATGAAATATTGAATAAATGGGAATTAAAAATTAAGAATGAAGGAATGTTATCTCGCATTGAAAAACTAAAAACATATGTAGAAAAAATCAAAAACGAATAAAAATATAAATAATCAAAATAAATAAAAAAAAATATTATCTAACTATTCATCAATATGGAATGTTAGATGATTATTTTTTTAGGAATACTCTATATGATATTGAAAATAATAAATCTGATAATAATAATAAAGAACACATATTTAAATTATTATTGAATAAATAAATACTAGATAAAATATATAATATTCCATGGACATATCTAGTTTCATGCCAAAATACCTTAATTATCTGTGTTTCATTATTAGATCCAGTCATTCCTTTATACATAAACCCTATTCCAAATAATAATAAAATAGATGATAAAAAATATCTAACATATTTTTTTTTATTTAGTTTTATAATATATCTAATAATTAATAATAAGGATAATCTAAAAAAAATACATATAAACCATAATGGGTGTATATTCATATATATATTATATAATAAATTTAATATCTTATTAATGTCCTTGACATTTGTACCAACTTGTTTTCTTGTTTACTTTAATTAATTTACAATTGTTGCAATATTGAGTTCCTTCTAAAATTGTATCCCATTTTTTATTCCATACTGTGCCGCCATTAACTTTTTGGAAGAAAGAGTGTAGTTCATGTGCTCCGGATTTGACGGTTCCATCTTTGAATACTCTATCTTTTTCAACGACGCCATGAAATAGTTTTCCAGTTAATATTTCTCTACAACGAATCGGTCCTTGACCGTACTCTTGATGGACAAATAGTTTGTCTTTTTTATCAAAATATGTAAATAATGGTACAATTTCATCATATGTTTCAGAAGGAACAGGACTTAAACTATCTGTAATTTCAATATCATCATCGGTTGAATTCTCACAATCGACAAATTGAATATCATCTTCTAATTCTGCTTCTTTTAATGCTTTTTCATCTTCTTTCTTTTCTTCAACAATATCCTGAATTTCATCAATACTATATTCATCTAAAATATCTTTGAGTTTGACGCGGCGTAATGCTTTTTCATAAAGTTCATTTGCTTGTTTCGTTTTTTCCTCGGCTTCTTTCATACTCTTTTTGGCATCGTATAGAGCCCGAGCAGTACGAGAATTTTTAGGATAATTCATTATTAAATTATTTTAAATATTTTTAAAAGTTGTAAATCAAATTTATAAAATAAATTTAAAATTATTTTCAAATACTTATATATATAATGTTAAAAATAGGTACAGATTGTTCTGGAATTGAAGCACCTATAGAAGCACTAAAAAATATATGTAATGAATATAATTTAAATTATGAACATCAATTCTCTTCCGAAATAAGTGAATATGCCACGGAATATATTAATAAAAATCACAATCCTAAAATATTATTTAATGATATGACTACAAGGAAACCGGAAGATATACCATATATTGATATTTATGTATCTGGATTTCCGTGTCAACCCTATAGCAGAGCAAATAAGTATAAAACATCTGTAGATCCTCGATTAAATTTATTTGAAGATTGTATAAAAGTAATAAAAACTGTCTCGCCGAAGTTTTTCATCTTAGAAAATGTTAAAACATTAGTCACATTAAATAATGGATCATATTTTAATGATATTTTAAAAAGGTTAAATGATATTAATAAATATTCTATTCATTATAAAGTTATTAATTCTAAAGAATTAGGAATCCCACAATCCAGAGATAGATTATATATAATAGGTGTATTAAATGAATACAAAAAATGTGATTATACTTTCCCAGAATCAGTTCCAATGTTAAATATAAATGATTTTGTAGATAAATCTAATAAATCTAAGAATGAAAAAAAAGAATCTAATAAAGAATTATTTAATAATGTTCCAGAGAATGCTGTATTTATAGATACTGGTTTCAGGAATGCTAATTTTCCAAATTCTGATAAATGGGCTCCTTGTATTACAGCACAACCTAATATGTGGTGTGTTCCTATGGAAAGAAAAGCATCTGTAAAAGAATACTTCAAGTTACAAGGATTTAATCCATCTGGTAAAATATTATCATTATCTGACCACAGAATGAAAATATTAATAGGTAATTCTATGACTGTTAATGTAATCGAAGAAATATTAAAAAAAGGATTGAAATCCTTAAATATTTTATAGTTTTGAATAATTTTATATTGTTTTTTCGTTTATTAGTTTTTAATTTTTTTTAAATTTTTTTTTGATTTATATGCTTAGCGACGGGAAGTACCACCGAAACTAGAAGAACTGCTCCAAGAACTCCCTCCGCTGCCCCAAGAACTATCACCACCCCAAGAAGAAGAACGACTATTACACAGGGACGCACCCAGAACGCCTGCGGCAGCACCTGCCACGAATGGTGTTCGGTCTTCTCCGTCCAATGCAGAGCAGCATGAATACATACCCCAAACCATACCGGTCATAATCATTAATCCGACCAATGGTGATGGTTCGTCTTTACGGTCAGGACGTGTGCGGGACCAATCAAGAGAGTTGATTACTTCATCCTTGTAATTTAGTTGAAAGATTACAGCACAACTTCCCACAAGAATATTCGGATCATCAGGGTATTCGTATCCTTCGCACTGAACTTCGATTTTGCTCAATTTAGTATCCTTCATCTCAGAAGTCGTACAATCCCAGATTGGATCCTTGCCATCCCATCCAATGTTTTTGCATGAGATAGAATCGGGTGCGTTCTTTTTACAAGGATGTCCTTCACATATCATCTGGGATACAGGTTTTGACCTGCGTCCGGTTGTCATCATTTCTTTCCTGAATAGGAGTGTTTCGACATCCCGCATCTTAACTTTGTCACCCTCGGGTTCCTCTGCAGAAGTGATGTTCATTGTGAACAGGAAGGTGACAGTAAGCATGAGGTTCATGATATTGTTCATAATTTGTCTGTTGTATGTTGGATTGTTCTTGAATATGTTCTTTAGTATATTCTGAATATGTTCTTTACTTGAATTTATACAATTATCTAAACATAATTTCAAATTTATTTTATGAATGTTGTTATAAATTTGATTTAATATTTAAAAAAATTCATATAACTATAATAACTTACTAAAGATATGACTGAAGTTACAGTATGTCCTGTATGTCTCAATAATATTAATGGGAACTATGGATTTTGTAATGTAAATTGTGATCATATTTACTGTATGGAGTGTATGTTGAAAACAACATGTCCTGTATGCTCTTCAGAAAAGGTACCAATTAAAGAAGAGGTGAAAGAAGCTTATAAACAAGGACTGAAAGATGGAGCAGAAGAATCAAGGGCGGAACTAACTGAACTACATGAAAAATATACTTTTATTCTTACTCTACTAAAAAACAGGTCATAAATATATAAATATATAAATATATTAAAATAATGTAATATAATTTTTTTTATTCATATAATAAATTTGAAATATTAAAGTAAATTATTTCATATCAAAGCAGCAAATCAACAAGTAAAATATAATTGAAATGCTCGAGGAAATTCCTTACGAAACTTTTATTAACATCCTTGCACCACTTCTCTCTATGGGAGATTTCGGCAAGTTGTGTTTACAGTCAAGGTATCTGAATGAAATATTCAGCTCAAACCTTGTCTGGAAGAACTTCTATTTACGCAGTCTGCATGACAAACTGAAAATAACAAGCGATTCTATACACATTTCATCTTGGAGGTACAAGGATATGTACAGAATCAGTTCTAATCCTGATGAACCTTGCCAACTTTCATCTGAAATACCTGGTTGGCAAAACCGGGGGGGCATGATCGATGATCTAACTGCAACACTGAGTCGCTGTCCTTGTGTTTCTCCAGCAGATTTCACAGGTTTGCGTGAATGCGGCGTTACAGCATACAAAGGTCCTTCAAGGTACTATGACTTTTATGCTTGGGCGAAACAGGACAAGATATGGTTGAAGCAGCAACGCACAAAGATCTTGGAATATAATATATCTCAGGGGCGCGGCGGAATCCTATGCACAAATCTAAGTCATTATATCCAAGATACATTGGAAGCACCTGTATCTTGCCGCAATCTCAAATCCTACAGAAAAGCAGTAATTTCTAAGCTGCTGACATCATCCAAACGCAATACGCCCAAAAACAACAAAGTCAAGCTAGAACTGGAACAAATGTTAAAAGAACAAGAAGTTCTTAAAGAAAGGATCCGTTCATCCACAGAACAAACTGAAGCAGCAGATAGGAAATTATCAAGTCTTACCACTGCCATGGAATGTAAAACAATATAAACGAAAAAACAATATAAAATAAATAGGCAAAAACAATATAAAATAAATAGATAAAAAACAATATAAAATAAAAAAACGAAAAAACAATATAAAATATAAAAACGGAAAAACAATATAAAAACGGAAAAACAATAAAAAACGGAAAAACAATAAAAAACAAAAAACAATATAAAATAACATAAAATAAATAGGTAAAAAACAATTACTTTTTTTTATAAATTTGAATTTAGTAATAAATAATAATTAATTAAAAAAAAAATTATGTGGATTAAACACATTCTCCAAATTATTGATAAGTTTCAATCTAAAACTCCTGAAAAATACACAGATTTTCTAGATCTAAATTTAGATTTACCTTTTGCTAAATTTATGATTGAACTGCTTCGACCATCAGTTGAATTTATGAAAGTGGAAGTTTATATTCAGAACGATAAAATTACCACTAAAGATAATAAAAAAGTAGAAAGGAAATCACCAGGATTTTTCCTGAACCACAATACTCGCGTAAATAGTAAATATAATAATGATCATTGGTTAGGGAATATAACATTTAAAGGAATATATGATGGTCATAAACATGGACCCTCGCCTGCACAATTCCGATATTATCTACAAAAGGTTATTTTAGACGAAATAAACTCAGAGTTCTTTAAACAAAGTATGACAACACATAATCAAGAATCTTTATTTAATCTTCTTAATAGAATTATAGAAAATACTAATTCAACTAAGAAAATCACTCTTCTACTTAACTCTATATCAGATATAATTGTAGAAGATTTATTTTAAATTATTCAGGTAACTTAAATATTAATTTATAAATTGATATATATATATGTTTGATCCTATAATAATAATACCTATATCCTTCCTATTTTTTATAATTATACTTCCAAGTACTATAAGTAGAATAATAAAATACAGAAGAAAAAATAAAGAAATTACAGTTCAGGGGGTAATAGTTGCTGAGGAATCTATTTAATTATAATTTACCTAATAACCACGGTTTTAATGATATTAATTGTTCTTTGACACCTGAATTAGCATCATGATTCACTTTTTGTCCTTGTTTAAAAAAAGTTATATTATATCCTAATTTTCTATATTTATCATAATATTCTTCAGCGACCTCAAATCCAATCGTATCATCTCCTTTACTATGTGTTGCCCATATGTCTTGTTTTGATTTGCGATGCCCATCTATATCCGAATTAATATGACCTTTGAAAGCGATAACACCACCTATTTTTTTAGGATATGATATACTAGTATCTAATGATACACAGGCGCCTTGTGAATAACCACATATAAATAATTTACTATAATCTCCTTTATATTTAATTACTTCTTTATCTAAAATACTATGAATTCTTTTACATTGTTCTAGCAGATGTTCGGGATTAATATCATCATCTTCATTTTCAACTAATTCATTTATATAATCAAACCATGCTTTAAATTTTTTCCCATCATAGCAGGTAATTTTTCTAGTAGGTGGTTTAGGGTAAATGTAATTTATTTTTACATCTTTGGGTATAAGTTTATTTATATATGTTGAATAATATTCCATATCAGAACTATTCATAGTAAATCCAGTTAACATGATGAAACTATGAGTATATTTCATTTGTTATATATTATATTAAAATATTATATTAAATTATTTAGATTTACTTTTTTTTGACACAGATTTAATTTTTTTGACAATATTTTCATCATCCAAATCTTTATATTTAGTATCAGTGAATTCAAAATCAATTAAATATAATTTTTTTGATGAAGGGTTAATTACAATATTCTTCATTCGTAAATCATTATGGTAATAACCCAATGTAGTAAATCTTTCATACATTATTTTAATCTTTTTAAGGAACGAATCTTCGAATTCACATCCATATTCATCACAAAATTCTTGTAATGAGATACCTACATTCTCAGTTTTTATATATAATTTATCACAATTATAATCTATTAATTTAGGGATATAACTTATATTTTTTTGTTTGGCTAATAAATATATAAATAATTCAGTTTTAAACAAATCTATATCTTCTTTTCTAAATTTCATTAAAATATAATTTTTAGTAATTTTAACTTCCTTCATATAATATCAATCATAAAAAAATTTATTATATTTTTTTTGTTTTTTTTATTATTAGTATTTAATATTTTATTTGATTTATTTGTTTTTTATTGTTTTATTGTTTTATTGTTTTATTGTTTTATTGTTTTTTGATTTATTTGTTATTTCAATGTGCAATCCCTCCGTGAGATTTACCATTAAGGGTAAGTTTTGAAGACGACATTTTTAAAGTTAGTATTGTTTTTACGTGGGTACTTATCCGTGACCATTTGGTATTGATCCATGATAGTGTCACCATAATAATTTTGAATAGTGAGATCAGCGCCCAGTTCAATCATCCTATGCAAAATAGTCACCCCGACCTCATCTGGGATACCTTCATGGTTCTTTCCGTAGTAAGTTCCTCCCCTAGCATCGATGGGTCTGACACGTGTACCAACTAGGAATGAAAGACAATGCGCGTGCGTACTGAACCAAGAATTATATGAATTAGTATCATTCAAAGTGCTGCCAATATTAATTCCATTCCAGTAAGCCTTGTCCAGGAGAAATAGATATGCATTGTAATCAGATTCCAAAAGTCCTCTAGTCAAGAGTTCAGGGATGTCTGAGAGTTCGTGTTCTTGTCCAGAATAGTTCCAGTAGAAAGACTCATTGTCCGGTTGTTCCAAAACAAGATCCATCGTTTAAAAGAGGTTGAAGTTGTTTTAAGTTGTTTTAAGTTGTTGTAAGTTGTTATAGTTCTTTTAATGTTTTGAAGAACTTATTAATCTAAATAATTTTAAAATAAAATTTCAAATTTTTATCAAGAAGTGTTTTACAGTTTACTAACATCCTTTAAAAATATTTTCAGCCTTCTTTCTCTCTTTGCTAAATTCCTGTTCATTATTTTGTTTGGGGTATTCCTTAAATAGTTCCTCAAATCGTGTCGATTTGAAAATAATCTATAGTGTCCATTTTCAAAATCAACAATACTTATAAATATATGTTCATTATAAAATTTCTTTATATTAGTTAAATTATCGGTTTTATCAGATTCGTTTAAATAAATATAATATTCATTTAATTTATTTAATTGTGTAAGGTTTGTTTTAAAATCATTCATTTATAAATTTAGATAGATTATATTTAAATATAAATTAAATTTGATAAAAATATTTATATTTATTTTATAATATGGATAATAAAACTGTATCTGAAATAAAGGAATATTGTCGAGATAACCATATTACAGGATATAGTAAATTTACTAAAAAACAAGAACTCATGGATTTTGTTAATCAATATATACCGGATCAACATATCCCCAATCAGCAAATAGTTGATGATGCTGAATTCGCAAAAGCATTACTTAATTCAGAAAGAGAATTTTATATGAAGAAACAATATGAAGAAATTCAAAAGCAAAAACTTCAATATGAAAAAGAAAGAGAAACCTTTTTAGAAAATAAAAAACAAGAGAATAAAATTATTCAAGAAACACGTGTTTCACAAGACCATGAATATGAAAAAGCACTTCAACAAGATTTAGAAAATAATATGGTGGAAGATGTCTCAGAAGAAGTAATAGAAGAAGTAGTAGAAGAGGTCAAAAATGATGTTAACAACTATTCTGAAAAGATATCAGGCGATGAATTAGAGAAAATGAGAATGGCAAGGTTATCTAGATTTGGTTAATTATACTGAAAATGTTGTTCCGCATCCACATTTACCTGTGGCATTTGGATTTTCAAATATAAATCTATTTCCCATGATGTCGGATGTCCAATCAATTGTTGTTCCCAATAAATATAATAATGATTTTCCACATACATTTATTTTTAAATCATCTATTTTAACTATTTCATCTATTTTTTTAGGTTCATCATTATTCGGTTCTAGATTATATTTTAAGCCATTACATCCACCTCCTTCAATACTAAATAATATATATTTTGATTTGGACGATTTCTGGGCATTACTTAAATGTTCATAAGCTAATTTAGTAATATTTATGACATTTTTTTTCATATATATAATTACATTTTTTAAATATAATTCATAATTAATGAATATGAAAAGAAATGTAATATTATATTTTTATAATTTAGGTAAATTTAATATAAGGGCAAATCAAGTTAAAAAAAAATATGTAACACCTGTTATAAAAAATAAAATCAATTATAATATTGTTAAAAAAAGAAATAAAA